ACAACAACAATCTGATCCTAGAGCTGAAGATTGGGCATCTAGAAACAGTTGGTTTGGTAATGATTCTGCTATGACATATACTGCTTTTGATATCCATAAAACATTGGTAGAAAAAGAAGGATATGACCCTAAATCTAACGAATATTATGCTGAAGTTGATAAAAGAATAAGACTTGAATTTCCGCAGAAATTTGATAAGATAGAAGGCTCAACTACTGAAAGAGCAAAACCTGCTCAAAACGTAGCATCGGCTAGACGTTCAGCCTCAACAGGACGCAAAAAAACTGTTAAGCTCACACCTTCACAGGTAGCAATTGCTAAAAGATTAGGTGTGCCATTAGAAGATTATGCAAAACAATTAAAAATCACGGAAGGAAACTAAGCATATGGAAAATGATAAAATAAAAACTTCACGTGCGAGTCAAACTAGAGACAAAATAGAAGTCAAAAAAGTTTGGACTCCACCTAACTCACTAGATGCACCACCAGCGCCAAATGGTTTTCGACATCAGTGGATAAGAGCCGAAATTCTCGGACAATCAGATGCTAAAAATGTAGCATCTTCTTTAAGAGAAGGATGGGAGTTAGTTAGAGCTGACCAATATCCAGACACTCATTATCCGTCTGAAACAGAAGGCAAGTACGCTGGAGTTATCGGAGTGGGAGGCCTATTGCTGGCTAGGATACCCGAAGAGGTTGCGCTTCAAATTGATGCTTATTATAAAAAGCAAAACGATGCAAAAGAAGAAGCAGTAGATAACAATCTTATGAAGGAACAGCACCCAAGTATGAAATTCCAAAAGGAATCTAATACTCGTGTAACTTTTGGTGGTACAAAGAAAAGCTAATTATTTAGTAATTCCTACCCAACAAATTAAACAATTAACCCGTACTGACTCTTATGGGGTCATTACATAACAAGGACAAAAACTATGTCAAATGCAAGTACAGTAGGATTTGGACTTAGAGCGATCAATACAGTTGGACAAACTCCAGCTACATCTGGTCAAGCTGAGTACAGAATCCAAACAGCACCAGGCGTTGCGTCTAATAAAGGAGATCCAATGTCTACACAAGATGCAGGCAATCAAGGTTTCCAACAAGATTGCGCGTTTACACTTACTGATGATGGCGGAGCCGGCGGCGGAGCATTTAAAAATGACGCTGATGCACTTTTAACAGGTGTATTCAACGGAGCTTTTTTTATCGACGCTTCAGGTAAACCAACTTTCAGCAATAATATTGTTGCAAGTCAGGCTACATCAGTAAATTACAACAACGGTTCAAATGAGATTGAAGCGTTTATTATTAATAACCCTTTTCAGCAATACGAAGTAAAAGCTGATGCAGCAGTTACGCAAGCCCAAATTGGTAGTGCGTTAAACTTCAACATCGGTAATTACACAGCTACAGCAAATAAAAGTGGGCAATCAATTGCTACACTTAATATTGCTTCTCAAACAGCTGGTGGTACTGGTGCGAAGAATATGTTTAAATTAGTTGCTTTCGGCAACGATCCAGAAAATAAAGATTTCACTGTTGCAGGTGGAAACCTTATTGTTGCGATCGCTGGTGGCGCTGGTTTATACGCTTAATCTAGAATAGGAGAATAAAACTATGGCAATATCAAGAGCACAACTAGTTAAAGAACTAGAACCAGGTTTGAATGCACTATTCGGACTTGAGTACAAACAATACGGCGAGCAGTGGTCAGAAATTTTCGACACTGAATCATCAGACAGAGCTTTCGAAGAGGAAGTAATGTTAGCTGGTTTCGCAAATGCAAACGTTAAACCTGAAGGCCAAGGCGTTCAGTTCGACGATGCACAAGAAACTTTCACAGCTCGTTACACAAACGAAACGATTGCATTAGCATTCGCTATAACAGAAGAAGCTATCGAAGATAACTTGTATGACAGACTTGCGTCTAGATATACAAAAGCGTTAGCAAGATCTATGGCGTCTACTAAGAATATCAGAGGCGCAGCTATACTTAACAACGCGTTTGACAACACTTTCGTAGGTGGTGATGGAGTAGAACTATGTTCTGACTCTCACCCAACTATGGCAGGAACGTTTGCAAATGAGTTAGCAGTAGCAGCTGAGTTGAACGAAACATCTTTAGAGCAGTCATTAATTGACATTGCAGCTCTTACAGATGAAAGAGGCCTAAAAATTGCAGCGCAAGGAGTTAAATTAGTAATTCCTTCAGCTCTTCAATTTACTGCTGACAGACTTATGAATACTGTTGGTAGAACAGGTACTGCGGATAATGACATTAACGCAATCAAAAATATGGGAATGATCTCTGGTGGATACACAGTTAATAACTATTTAACTGCACCTAAGAAATTTTTCATTAAAACTGATGTGCCTAATGGACTTAAGCATTTCAACAGATCACCTATCAAAACTTCAATGGAAGGTGACTTTGATACTGGAAACGTAAGATACAAAGCGAGAGAAAGATACGTATTTGGATTCTCGGATCCAAGAGGCGTATTCGGATCAAACGCAACGTAATCAATAAAATTTAAGGGCCGCTTTAAAACGGCCCTTTTTTAAATAAAAACTTCAAAATGAAAAAACTTCTTATAAATATCTGGGCTTATTATCATCACGCTAAATTTGAAATATTAGCTGAAGATAACGCTAAATCCGTTGAGCAAGCAATACTTGACAAACTAGGAGAAAACAGTGTAAAATGGGAAAATCTTGGAAAACAATATTCTAAGTTTAATCGTATAACTTTTGAGGAGGTTATTAGTGATACAAGACCTATACAAAGCAAAAAGGTCCTTGGAGTTGAAGTGGGAACAAGAACATCTGTCTAATGATAGATATACTCTTGAAATGGTCAGAATTGATGACAAAGTTAGAGAAGTCATTACAAAGATCAAGCTAGAAGAAGCTGACATTGCTCGCAGACAAAATAGCGTTGAAAGCGCTGCTCCACAAGTTTCAGTAGCTACTTAGAATAAAAGCTACATCGTTGAAATACGTACATTCACCACGCAATCTCTTGCACTCTATTTAAAAATCATATATATTTTACTCACTATACATTAATAACAAATAAGTAAATATAGACGCGTATAGTCGACAACCCTAGAGGACTATATTTACATATTCTAGGAGGAATATAAAATGGCAACAACAACATTTTCGGGACCGATTAAAGCGGGAACGATCTCAAACACAACAGGAACAACTGTCGGTGATAATGTAAAAAACACTGGTCAAGTTGTAATGTCTCAATCAATTTTGATTGATCCAGCAGTCGTAGTGGGAACAACTACTTACAACGTAGGTGTAATACCAAAAAACTCACAACTACTTACAACTACAATTAGAGTTGCAATAGTAAGTAATCCGAGTGGAACAGCAACTGTATCTGTAGGAAAAACAGGAACAGCTGGTTTCTTTATTGGTAATACTAACGTTAAAGCTTTAGGAGAAACTTCTACATTAGCTACTGGATCTTTAGATTCAGCTGATAGACTTGGTGCTGATACACAAGTTATAGCGACTCTTATATCGGCAGGTAGTACTTCAACTACAGGTCAAGTAAGTATTACGTTTACGTATTTACAAGCAAATAATTTGCAAGACGCAACAGCGATCTAGTAATAATTAATTAAGTGTGGGCTTCGGCCCACACAAAATTTAAGGAGAAAATATGTCAGGATACACAAGTGATCAAACAACCGTTTTATTAGCAACAATAGGTGCTGATACTTTAGGTAGACTAGGTAGAGCTAGAGTTACTTCTATTCAAGGAAAAGGAATAGCAAATGCTGTTTTGAAATTACATAATGTAGCAACTGCAGGCGCAGCTGGAGCAGGTAATTTAGTAGCAACTTATAATTTTGGAACCGAAGGACTAGAAGTTTATGTACCAGGTTCTGGAATTCTTTTTGATACAGGAATTGTTTATAATTTAGCAGGTGCAGGTGGAAGTGTTACTTTAACAATAACTGGCGCCTAATAGGAGCAAATTGTGGCTACAATAACTTACACAGTAACCGTAGCAACGGGGACTAATAAATATGGTACCGGTAATAAATATTATATTAACGGAGAAGCCAATGTTGTCCTTTATTTACAAGAGGGTAATACTTACATATTTGATCAATCCGATAATTCAAATA